ACATTATTTTTAAATGATGAAATACCTATAAATGTAGATAATCCACTAACATTAAGAGATGTAACTGATGCTATTCCACCAATTACATTTTCTGCAAGACTAGCAAATCCACCAGCAGCTCCAGAAATGCTAGATACAACTTTAACTGTATTTTGCTGACCTACCCTAGATTTTATACTATTTTGTTGTCCAACTTTTATTTTTATATCGGACATTACCTAGTTACTCCTTCTCTTACGAGAACCATCCCCTCAATAACGCGATTTTTGATTTGAGCAACATCAGTAATCACAATATCATAAACGTATCTTCCGGGTTTTATGGATGATGTTTCTTCGGATGATAATGTTATTAATATTTTACCGCTAGTAGATGGTATTTCAATTGAAGATGTAAAAGTTATAGCCGTAGAACTACCAGCCCACTTTCTCATCTGAGCATTAACTTGATAATTGGTCAAATTTAATGGAGAATTGTTATCAATTCCCTCCAAAGTAAATGACTGACTAAAATCAGAACCAGAATTGATGACTAAATTATTGACGTATACTGCTGCCATCTATCTTTTTTAGCTCTACAATTTATTTATATCTTACTCATAGTTGCTAAAACTTCTTGCTGCCTTAAGTATAATTTGCAGTAAAGTTTTGAAAAATTTTTTAATTCCTCAGCACTCAATTCATCTATAAATCTAGAATGTTTTTCATATTCGAACAATTTATCAATAGTTTTCAATTCAATATCATTTGGATCCATTTAGCAATTCTCTCAATAAAGATTTAATTTCGTCAATATCTTGTTTAATCATATCCAATTCTTTTTTTTGAGATTCTCTGTTATTAACTACATTGAGATATTGATTATATGCGACAGAATCGCAATTAACAATAGCTCCACTATTTTCATCCCTATAAAGATTTGTATGTCCTTTTACCCTAATCATCTTACAGCAATCGTTCTAAGTTCTTTGATTCTTGGTGGATATGCCTGGTTAGTTCCAGACATTACAATTTTGATTACATATCCATTAAATAATCCAAGATTATTGGCGGTAAATTCGTATTCTTTAAATTCATTATCCAAACTAGAACTCACAAAAGAATCTGGTTTTCCACTATTTAGGGAAGAATCCACTACTGAAAGTCCTGATGGTGTAGATTTAAGATTATCATAACCAGGAAATAGTTCAAATGATTGTTCAACTTCAGAAGAATCTGGTCTAGCTAGACTGTACAGAACTCTGAAATCAGCAGATTCGTGGCGATATGCAGATAAAATAACTTTAAGAGAGGTTGCTGGTTGTACCAGATTTACTGCTCTTGAAACATACACTACTGCGTGTGGATCATCTAGTATGGAATTAGATCTTCCATCTAGTGCATAATCGGAAACTGGACTATTTAAACGATTGGAAATAAACTCAGTAAATGCAGTATCTAAAAATATTATGGGTGATATATTAGAATCTGTTGTACTTAGAGTTATTCCTGTTGTAAATGATTTATTTCTAGGTAAATTATTAAGATATTCAGTTTCATTTTCTTTAGAACATACTAGTCTCACAGTTTTTAGTGTATTTAATGTATTCAATTGAACTGGTTCAAATCCATTATCCAAGAATGAAGTCTCATTTCCACTTACACTTGTTCCGGAAACAGATCTAATCACAGCGGAAACTGATGTCGAAGATCCTGGAGTAATAATGTCATATGTTGGCACCACGGAACTATAAAGAATATTTTCAGTTGCAAGAACTTTAGAACCTCCTAAGTTCGCTTCGGAGGTAAATTGTAGTTGTGGCATTCCCGCAGGCGATCCATCACTACTTCTATTTACTCCATTTGCAGTTCTATCAATTTCCAAATAATAACCATCCAATCCGATATCCAAATCACTAATATCGTGAGTTGTATTAATTCTGCGTAATGAAACTCCATTTAATTCATACTTATACATTAAACTATTGACATTATGATCAATTGAAATGGTAGAATCAATACCTCTAGTAATAGTGCCCAAGAATCCACTACCAATAGACTCATACTTAATTATTTCGTTTCCAATTTTTGCATATCCAGGATTAGATCCACTTACAGAAACTCCTTCAAAAGTTGTAAAGTTTGAAGTATCCCCAATTGCAACAGAAATTGTCGTTGATGTTGAGGTTAGAGATGAGGTAATTGTAACTGGTGCAGTACTAGATTCTGCATCATAAACTCTAAGTTTATTTGTATTTCCATACATTCCGTGATCAAAATGTTCTACTCTTACATAGTTTCCAGAATATTGATTAGTTGAAGGTGCGAAGTTTCTAATTACAGTACTTGCAAGAGAAACTATTGTATTAGAATTATCGTAGTAATTTAATCCACCACCAACTGTAAAAGTATCACCTTGAATATTTTCCAAGTATAATGTATCCACTCCAGTAATTGATGAAATTGTAATTCTTGCATCACGTCCACGTACTGAAGTTCCAGTACCTACTGTAGAAGTTACAATACCAACAACATCTCCTACCGCATATCCATTTCCGGAACTTACAGTTGTTATTCCAGTAATTGTTCCATTAGTGGCAGTAATATTCAATATAAGTCCAGAACCATTTCCAGTAATATTATAAGTACTTACACTAGAATCCGTAACATAATTATTTCCGCCAGTAGTTAATCCTACTGTTACCACTGCACTTCCTGTTCCACTTACATATCCATAAACATAATTCTTTGTTCCATCTACAATTTTTCTACCCTTACTTAGATTTGAGATTACTGATGAATCTGTTGTTGTGGTAATTCCCAATGAACCAGTTCTTGGTAATGTTGTTAGTGGATTATTTTCTAATGTCTGAACATATCCATTACTTTCATCCAATGTTGGATTATAGAAAAATGCTGTTCCTGGTTGATTCTCAATAAATTGTGCCTTATAAAGTTTAAATTTAAGGTCTTGATATTGATTTGCTGTCCATATGGATCCATTTTGAGATTTAAACAGACTTCCCATCGCAAACTGTTTTGAATAAGTGACAGCACTAACATCTGGAAGATCTTTTGTATTAACCGTTTTTTCCCCCATAACTGCAGTCCACATCTCATACTGATCACTATTTTCCGAAATAATTACAACAGCATATTCTCTCCCAGGTGGAAGATAAATTGGTTCATCAAAAGTAACTTTAGTGGCAATAGAAGCATCTGAAGAAACATTTACTTCACTTGGTCTTAATGTAACTGAATTTCCAATAACAATTCTTGTAGGTGTGCCCAATTCTACAGTTCTTATTTCAACTTTGACGGGAGCATTTCCACTATCTTTTTTAGCAAAGAATAAATCAACAGCAGTTAAAAATGCACCATTAGAATCATCAGTTGCCAACCCTTCTCTGGAAGAGTCTGGAGCTTCTATATTTCCACCAACAACAAAAGATTGTGCAAGAGGATCTACAAATCTTTGGATGGTTGTTCTTGTATGAGTGTTTATTGTTGTTTGTGAAGTTGTTGTATTTGTTGTAAGATTGGTGACAGTTTTTGTTGTTAGATTTTTAGTAGTTGCAGTAACGGTATTTTCCCACTGCTCAAGTGTTCCATCAGAATTGAAATTTGTTTCGGCAAATGAAGTATCCGAACTTCCTGGAAGACCGGAATCATTTGTTGAACTTGAACTCAATTTAAATGTTTTAGTTCCAGTAGAAATTCTTACAGTTGGAGTTGGGATTGTATTTGGATTTCTTAAATAAAAGGTTCCAATCAAGTCTCCAAAATTATCAGAAATAAGTCTTAAATCACCTACGGTTGCCACAGCACCACTAGTTTGACCAACCAATTGCATACCCTTAAGTAAATATCCAGAATACTTTCCTTGAGCCTCTTCTGATAATGAAACAGTATCAATATTCAAAATTTTTGATGATTGACTATATCCAGATGCTATGGATTCGGTTCTAATATATGGATTAATTGTATATGTAGTGGATGGTGCATTATATGGACCATACTTATGATTTGGTGTTGCAACTCTGAATGAAATTAAATTATTACCACCAAATGTTCCTACAACGGTTTCTCCAACCACAAATGCTTTAGATGGGTTTGATATTTCAATTAATTTTGGAATAAAATCAACTCCACTATTTCCATCAAGAAACTGATAAAATTGTGTAGATGGTTTGATATTAGATGCAGAAAATTGAATATTTCTGGACCTCATAAATGATTCCTTAGATGAAGATATTAATACATTTCTTATCGTTGTATCAGTATTACTTACGGTGTCAAAATTTTCGCTTGTAGAGGTATTAGTATTAGTATTTGTAACAGTATTTGATGTTACAGTTGTAGTAGTATTGGTTCGAGTTCTATTGCCTCCTCCTATTATATTAGGTAAATTAATCCTTTGTGATGTCTGAGTATTAATCGGTGTTAATGGAACAAATACATTACTTGTTAAATTATTAGTAAGAGTTCTACTAGAATTTAATGTTATATCAATGTTTTTATCTGGAAGTTGGACTGTTCTTACCCAATTGTCAATTTCAGGACTCAGCTTAATATCACCACTATAAACAATCACATTAAATGGATTTACATTTTCAACTGTCGTTGCAAACGCTTGTTCTATCCATCCAATAGATTCATATTTTAAAGTTACCGCTTTTCCTGTTTTTACAACATTTGGATCTAGTAATTTAAAATTCTCCGAAAAATCCAAATTCTCATCGGTAACTGCAGATGCCGGTGCAATTTGCGATTTAAGTGAATTTCTACTGGTAATGGGTGTTATTTCATTTGTAACAGTATTGACTCTAATAGAAGATAATCCTCTGTTAATGGATGAGTAATTTTTAAAATCATCTACAAAAAATCCACTCTTGAATCTATTATTACCATCAGCATCTTGAATTTGTAAAGTCTGAGTATTTACTTCAAGTAAAGAAAGTGAAGTAACTCTCTCTAAGTTTTCTACCCTATCTTCAATTAAACCAATATCTCTCATTGTATATCTTCTATTATCCTTAAATGTCACTACGGCATTTGCTGGATCGTACAGATATGGTGGTAATTTAATAGTTGCAATTTCCATTACGGCATCATTTTTTTCTGGTGCCTTAGGAGTGTTTGAAGATATTCCTTTTTCTAGAATAAAGTTTTTGTTCTTATCAAGATATAATTTATCAATTCTTGCTAAGTAATAATCATAACCAAGTAGTGAACTTTCATTTGGTGATAAAATGCGTGTGGGTTCTAAAGTTCTTGATGAGAAATCGAATGGAGAAGAACTATTTGAGGTAAAAATTGAAACTCTTGGTCTAAAATCTAAAGTATCAGAAGATCTTACAGATCTTGGTCCAATGAAAGGAACATCGTGTGTAAATCGGTCTTTGTCATAACTTAACACAGTAAATACGTCGCCACTATCATTAGAAGGAATCGAGTAATAATCAAATACAACTAAAAGTTGTTTTGATGGCTCTGTAGTGTTCTTATTCCTAACAATTTTAGAATAGTCGTAATATTGATCTTTCTGACCTTTGTCAAGTATATACGAATTAGTAATATCTTTATATTTTCCTGGAATTATGGATTCAATTTCTGTAGTTATATTTGATTCTTCAAATGTAACAGTTTCTAAATCTTCAAATCTTTCTGAATTTAAATATACTACACTAAGAATATTGGAAGATGGACTTGAAACAACTCTTGCGATAGCTTTACTATTATTTCCTAAAATATTTTCACCAATAATAGCATTCGTCGATACATTAGCACTAGCGCCAAATTGTATCTGATCTAAAGTGGGTGCCGAAGAATCAAATGATTCATAAATTGAAATAATTTTTACCACATCTGGGTAATTTAATGATATTTCCTCATCTTGAACTCTTAGTCCATAAAATTGATTATATGTAAGACCGTCTCCAATTGAAGAACTGATACCAGTTCCTGATTGTGGATACTTAGATCTTGCTACAGTTAAAGTTTTACTTTTATTATATGTTTTTACTTTGCTTTGAATTCCATTTTTAACTAATGTGACATTTACAGTAACTGGAGTGCTGGTGCCGGGTGACTGATTAGGAGATAATCCACTGATAGTTACCGTATTTCCACTCAAAACAAATTGATCCGAAGTTACAGATCCGATACTGCCATCATTATAGTGTACTGAGTATCTTTCTTCATCAAATGTTGTAAAAAATGCACTAGTAATACCAGCAACTGCTGACAAGTTAAATGTTAATACTCCATTAGAATCTGTAGTTTCTCCTGTTATTTGTTCAGAAATTGTTAGTAATGAATCCGAAAGATTTACTGAAGAAACATTAGGATCTGGTAATTGTGCATATAGGAATCCAGAATTCTCATTTCTTATTACTGGTGCTCCAATGAAAATATTATTATAAGTTCCATTTGTTACAGCACCAGTGCATATTCCAGAGACTGTAGTAACACCAACAATACTTAGTGATGCACCATCAGCAGAAACTGCCGTTACTCTATTAAATGATTCGTCTCCAGTAGTCGTTTGATATCTAATAATTGAACCAACTTTTACGCCAGTGAAAAATTTTCCAGGACTTACTACAGTATTTCCTCCACTGATTGTTACTTGAGTCACTCCATTTGGAAGTCTAAATCTTTCAAGAAAACAATCAGCGGTAAAATCTACTGGAAGACCAGATACTGCAGTTGTTTGTTTTACTGATTTAATATCTTCAGTAGAATATGCAGTTACAGTTTTGATAGTTCTTGGAAAATCGAGACCATTAATAATTAATTGCTCTCCGACTGAAAATGTTCCAGAAGTTTGTCTTAGATTGATTGTATCGGATGCTCCACCAGCAGAAACTGCATATCCACTAGCGCCGCTACTTTTTCCTCTTACAAATGATGTTGCTGGTAATTCTGTACTTGATATTGTAGAATTTAAAACAAGAGTTGTATAAGTTTGAATATCATAAAGATATAAATCCCAATTAGTGGTATCATTACTATAGGCAGCATCAGTTAAACTAAAACTATATACTCGTGCATTACCAATTATGGATCCGGTAGAATTAAGTTGATTATATAAATCTATTGCGTATTTTGGTTTTGGTGCTCCAGATACATTATTTACTCCTATAATATTTCCCATTTCAAAGGGAATATTTACATTTGGAATAGATTTAGTATCTCTCGGTTTATCAACATCAATAATAGTTGTTGAAATTTTTTCTATATCATATCCCCTTACATAAGCCTTTCCTGGGGATATTTTTAAACACATCAAGTCCTCTGATGGTGTGTTTTTTTGTTCAGTAATTTCAGTATTAAAAAACAAACCGTTATTACCCAATCTATCATTTAAAGAATTATTTACGGACAGATTAAATGGTTCTACAGTATAATCACCAGATTCATCATAAGTTCTTTCTGCCATATAATCTTTAATTATATCATATTGACTTTTTTGCTCAATTATTTTAATTTTTCCATTTTCAACTCTCAAAAGTTCAACAAAATCAGTATCATTAATATCTGATATTAATTTCTTTGTTAGAGTTAAATCAATCTTAAATCTATCTGCTCCAGGTGCTGCATAGTTTGTAAATCCTTTAGAAGGGTCGTATAATGAACTATCATCTCCAGCATTGAGAATTAATTCGTCAATTTTTAGACCAACTCTATATGAAGGTGTATTTGTATAATTATCTAAAATTATGGTTTGTTTAGATACATTAACAAAATAACCTCTAATAAAATAAATTCCGTCACCAATAGATGCCGAAGAACCAACAGACGTTGCGTTCAATGGTATTAATGATGCAAATGGAGTTCCTGCATTAATAGTAGTGTTACCATAAGTTATATTTTCTTCTGCAACTAATGATTCCCCATCTTCAAAAGAGTTAAACTGAAAATTATTATCAGAATCCAAATATTTTACATATATTGTTAAATCTTCTACATTTTCTCCATCAGGGAGAGCAACAAATTGAATTATTGCTGTTGTTCCTGATATTTGTCCCGTTATTTTTTTACCAATAAACTTATCAATATAAAGAGAAATATCAACTCCAAAATTAGTTGGATTAAGTTTTACAGAATTAAAATTTCCATCATAAGCAATATTTCCAGGAATAACTACTGATCCTTCTTTAAATATATGACTTCCGAAAGATTTTACCTGATCCTGTAAAATGGATTGGAGAGTTGTTAATTCCCTTGCCTGTATTGGATATCCTGGTTTAAACAAGACTTTATAAAAATTCCTTTCAGAATCAAAGTCATCATAATATGGACTGATGTTTAAATCTGTTTTCTGTGTCATTTTTTTTAGAATTCCAGGATAATTTTAATGTCTTCTTTTTGCCTAATGTCTCTTGTTACCAGGGGTCTATTATCAATATAAATTATATCTCCTGTCTTTTTATTTATCTCGGGATTTGCAAGACCTGAAGTAAAAGTTACACCTAAGTCTATAACTTTACCTCCAACACTATCTTTATTCGTTGGGGTAGGACTACCAAAATTAGTATTAATAGATCCTGCAAATGGACTGATAGGATTTGCCGAAGATTCAAAATTATAAACTGTAGAGTTATCATTTCGGTCAGTTTGATCTAAACTATTTCCAAAAAATAAAGATCTATCTTGAAAATATTTTAAGACCTTAGTTTCACTATCATATGAAGCCACATAACCTCTCGCAGTTCCATTAGTCACAGTTTGAGTCATTTCTCCTCCAATAGATGGAGTTCCAGTAAAATCTGAAGTTAATTTAATTGCTCCTAAAGATGAATATTGATTTTCCGTAAAGATAACAGTATCAGATGAAAAAGTAGTTGGATTTTTTATAATTCCAACTTGAGCAAATTTAGTATCAGTTGGAAAATCTTTTGTTGAGTCATCAAATCTGGCATATACTAATACTTTATCTGTTCCTAACTCAGTATAAATGTCATAACCGTGTCCCTTTGACGGTGGAATGATTGGTATTAATTTTGCTGGATTTGGAAGACTTCCACCAGGACGAAGACTTCCCAAGTCAACGATTCCCCAAGTATATCCAAATCCACCTGCAACAACTTGAGTAGATACAATAGATCCACTACTATTAACTGTTATAGAAACTCTACCACCAGATCCATCACCAAGAATATCAACGACACCAGAACTATATCCACTTCCTCCATTTTGAATATATACTTTTTTGATTTGATTTGGATTTGTATCTCCAGAATCCCCATTTTCTCTTACACTTATAATCTGAGAATCTGTTGATGTTGCCCAATCATTGGGAACAACGACATATTCTGTTGAATCAAACTTTACAATATCACTTGGAGAGACTGAAAAGAGATATTTCCAAATATAACCATCTCCACTTATTCCAGCTGCAGATGGTTCTAAATCTGTAAATGTAGGTTCATCTTGAGATTTATTTCCTTTTAAATTTGTACCAGAAGAACCATTATCTATACAAATATAAACTCTAAAATCACTATTAATTACATAATAATTCGAGTCATATAACCTACTTGAGTTTGAATTTGGTGTTGGATTCTGAATGCTGTAATCGTGTCTATACATCTCATAAGATGTATTTGAAGTCCAAGTAACCTTTCTTATGAGTCTTCTAATATTACTAGATGTAATTTTTTTACCAAATAAAGATGTATCTCTATAGTGACTTAAATATTCTAAATTATCAGTTGGATTTGGAATATCATCATCCCAATTAGTAGTTCTTCCAAATCCAACTTGTGCAGGATTATCTAAACCCAAAAAAACATAATAAGAATTACTACTATCTACAACAGAGTCTATAAAATTGCTCGCATTTAATATTCTAAATTGATCTGTTACGATTGCTGCCATATTAATATTTTTTTTAAGTATTTATAAGAGTTTTGGAAGTGCTCCTGTTTGTCTAATTCCAATTCCCCTTCTTTGAATCGTTGCAAAGGTTGTTAATCCAACATCTACAGTATTTCCGGTTACTCCTATTGAAATCGGAGAACCTGACCTACTAAATCCAGACATTCTACCCCAAGAATATTTACCAACAGGATTTGATGTATTTCCTATAGATACTAACCCAACAGTAGATGTCGTTGATAATATATTACAAGTAATAATTCCAACAGTATCACTAGAAGAGAACTGATGAACATAGTAAATATTATCTGCAAAGGTTGTTCCAATTCCAACTACTGCAGAATTTGATGTATCAATAGAAGTTACTCCTTTTCCAACTCTTGTATCAAAGATATAAATTGGATATCCAGTGGATAAACCAGCAAATCCAACAGGTCCTTCTAAAGTAAATCTAAGTGCCAATGAATTTCCACCACTACCTGTCGTGGTTCCAATTCCAGTAATAATTCCAGAGAATCCATTTACATTTGCCACGGTAATATTGGAAATTAATTCAACTGCTCCACTTGCAGTAGTAGAAATTCCATTAACAATCAAAGCACTAAAAGGTTCTGGATTATCATACTCAAAGAATTCTGCATTATCTACAAATATTTCATCATCTGTAGTTGAAAAATCTTTAATAATTTTTGCAGTTGGATAAATTAAAGACTCAATAGAATCTCTAGTTTTATAAACATCTTCTCCGTTAATTTTCCTATCAACTTTTTGCTTAATCCAACTTAATGGTTTATTATTTTCAGAGTCAACACCTTGGTTTGAATATAAATTAGTTTCAAACTTATCAGAGAATGATAAATCAAATACTATTCTCTTGTCTTGTGTTATTGTTCCTGGAATTGAATTATTTTTAAGAACTTGTACAGTATCACCTCTTTTTAGAGTTTCATTAATTGAATCATTTACAATAACATCAACACCATCAGTTCCTTTATAGAAGAAAATTGCAACATTATCCTCTGGTCTTGGAGCAGTTGTAAATATGAAGCTAGTTCCACCATCAAATTGATATGCAACTCCAGGATCTTGAATTACTCCATTTATAACAATTAATAGTGCATTTGAAAGATTTACTTGAGAACCTTCTGAAGGTTCAAAACTCAATAATTCATTATTATAATATAGTGGGAATCTTGTTCTGACTCCATCCTGATAATTTTTTATAGAATCTATATAATCAAACTCGCCAAACTGCCAAGCAGCAAAAGAATCTGAAAATGTATCAACCACAGTCAATTGGAACTCTGATAATGGAGATGCCAATCCTTTAGCAGTCACCAATCCAACTGGTTTAAATACATCTCCTCTTCGGAACGAGTAACCCTGTCTTGAAATACTAAATTTAGAAACTTCAAAGTATGTTGATCCTATTCCAGTTGTAGAACTTGCTCCAACTTCGACATTAAGTAAAAGACCTATTCCAGTATTTGTTGTTGCTCCAACTCCTAATCTAGATACGCCGGTTACAGTAAGATTTTCATAAGATGGTTCTGATACAAATATTTTGGGATTTATATAACCAGTTCCGCCAGCACCAACAGTAAAGGAAAGTGTTCCTCCCGCTCCAACTGATGCAGTTATGATTGCAGTATCTCCAATGTGACCACTTTGATATACCGAAACTCCTATCGCAACAATACCATTATATCCAGAACCAATATTATCAGTAGTTCCCAGTCCAACCGATACTATACTACCTCCAGCACCAACTACGGCAGTTACTGCTGCTCCTACAAGAGGTGCATATCCAAGACCAATTGAAGAACCCAACGAAATGATTATTCCTCCCCTAGGGGTTTGATTTTGATTTACATCAAACTCGGAAGTAATAATTGTTCCAGTGCCTGCGGATGTAATTCCAGAGAATACTACACTAGATATTCCTGAAACAGTATTTTCAATAATACTAAAATTATTTTCTGGGTTATTGAGAGTTGTTGGAGTTTGGAAAACGCCATTTATGAATAAAATTCCATTTCCTCCACTGGTTCCCAACCCTACAGTGTTTGCTCCACCGACAGTTAATGTAAAAGTTCTACCAATACCTGTAAATTGACTTGAAATATCGTCATATAGTTGATTTGATGTATAATCATTTCTCAAGAAAACTCTTCCAGTAAAATCGGAAGTTTCAAAAGTCAAATTACTAGAGTCTCTAATTATTTGTGGATTTCCTCTCGGAGATTCGGCAAAGAAAATATTACTATCAACAATATTATAAGATCCTTTATAAATTCTCACTGAAGTAGAATCTGTATGAGTTGTTGCCGATGACCCAACAAATCCTCTGGTTACTTCAACTAAATTAATACCTCCACTATTTGTAATTGGTCCAATATTAGTGGTCCCCAATCCAACATTAATTATTCCCATATATTCATCATCAATTTTTAGAATATCTTTTGGTATAATTGTAGATATTCCACTCAAGGCAAATATTGAAGAACCTGCACTTATTTGTCCACCATTATTAAGCAAAGTGTATGATATTGGAGTAAATAATAATGGATATTGAACTACATTGTCAATAGTAATTAATGCCTTTTCAAGTTTTTTATCCATTTCAAGTTGGTGTGCGTTACCACTACCTTCTGAAGTAAATGTAACTCCAATTCCTAATGCAGCATAATCCTTTCTTGTGGATAATTTAAATGTATTATCCGATAATTTGATAACATAAACATCAGATGGAAGTATTGTAGTTACGACACCTACAGAATTCAGAGTTGAACCAATTCCAACGGCACTAGCACCAACTCCAATAAATGTTGATTTTGGTGTATAGATAAGTTCTTCTAAATTACTAAAGAAATGGTTTTGTATAGTAAATTCCCCTGTTGATGGATTTAAAATTGCTGCATCTGAAGGATTAAATGTTTTTGCAAAAATTGAATTTCCATCAGAAGTTAAATTAAAATCAGTTCTATTGATTCTATTCCCATTAATTGCATTATACAGTTTAAGATCAATGAATTCCTCTACGGTTCCGTAACTTAAAGTTGGAGCAGTATTTTGAGTATCTAAAGTTGTATATAAACATTGATTAAATGCTAAAATATTAACCTCTGAAGTTATTGTTGGTTCTGGATAAAATTTTAGTATAAAATTACTACCAGAATATTCTCCACCAAAAGTTCCAATTCCATTTGTGCTTCCAACAGAAGAAAGAACACGACTTTGGAAATATGGCGACTGTTGAACATAAATGTTAGTTTCATCCTGCACTAACATTATTTGATGAAGAGCACTTGTTGACCCAACACTTATTTCTACTAAAGATTTGACTGCATTAAAATTAGTTTTATTCAGTGATATTACAGTTGATGCTGAAGAAACTGTAGATGAATAAGTTGATTGATATATAGCACTCCTTTCATTTCCTGGTATTTGTCCAGGAGATATAAACCTATATGCACCGGTGCCGACAGATGTTGTACCAAACCCAACAATCTTTGATCTAACATTTACTGGATTTGAAGAGTTGCTTATATAATTTAAAGATAAAACTCCAGAAGAAATGCTCGCACCAAATGACCCTATATTATTTCCAGAATAATAATTGCTTGAAAATTCAGAATCAAAATAATATTCTGATATATAAGTGTCTGTACCATCGTGGTTCAAATATACCTCAACAAAATTCATTTGATTTGTTACTGAATCAATAATTTGAATATTTGAATATAGTGAAGAAAACTTATTCGATTCTACAGATATAATTGAAGTTTGTATTCCAGTTGTCGCAGTTCTATTTGAACCAGTTAAATTGATAAATCCAACAGAAGTTGTTCCAATTCCTGGCAAAACAGAATTAAAATTGCTATTAATTAATTTAATATCATAATCAATATTGAATGGATCTTTTGGAACAAATCTTAAGTAATTACTATCATCTACATCATCCTCAATTAATAAAAACTCCCCTATAGGTTCTCCAGAAATATGCGTAAGTCCAACTCCAGTATTAACTAGTGTTGATTTTTCGGCCAAAAATGAATTACTTCCATTATTCAGTAAAACTAATTCCGTTAATTGAATTTCTGTATTATCCAGACTGGAAACTCTGACCAATATATTATCATAAGATACTCCAGTATTTAATTCTAGTAAATTAATAAATTCACTTGGATTTCCCTCAGCGTCAGAAAATTGGCGATTTATGTCATCTATTTTTAGAACTACATTACTTCTACACTCAATATAATCAGTTAATTTTTTATTTTTTAATTTTAAAAACTTCGAAGAAGTTCCAACTAAATCAATATCTTTTACTAAATCAAAATCATAAATTGTATCTACTCTATTCTCCTCTATTATGTCATAAAGTATACTTATATTATTATTGGAAGTTACAACATCAAAGTTTGCAGTTGATGTAATTCCAGTATCTGCAAAATTCTTCAATCCACTTGTATGAACTAAGCTATTAACTGGTGTTCTTAATTCTTGATATGTAATTGGACTCTTTATAGTATAGGAAAGATTTTGATAATAATCATTATCAGCAACAACTTGATTATCTTGATCCAATTTACCAATATCATTAGACCATCCAATATTTTTTTCAATTGAATAATCAACCTTAAATCTACCAATACCAGATTCAATTTTATCTATTGTTGCTACATTTCCAGATTCTTTTCCTACAATAATTTCCCCAACAGATAACTCATAAGTTCCGGATACTTTAATAAATGAATTTTCATAAGAGGAAATTTCTAAGTCTCTCTCAGTATTATTTGAGATGAGTTTTTCTCCAATAATAAACTCAGATGAAATTTGAGTAACATCAAGTATGGGATAGTCAGTACTTTTTATAATATTTCCAACAGAATCCTGAATTGTTTTTGCTATCCCAGTATTTGTGGTTAATCCGGAAATGTTAATTGTTACCGAATCAAGAGTTCCAACATTACTATAGTTATTAATCGTAAAGAATTGATATCCATAATCTTCAGAATTAAATCCAGTCCCTTCAGTGCTAAATTTTTGAATTCCTTCTACAAATACTTTATCTCCACTAGAAAATGGGAAGGTGGAAAATCCTAAAGTTGGTGTTGTTATAAAGCAAGTAAAAATTCCACTTGAAGAAGATTCAACTTGTTGAATACTAATTCCATTAGTGTTATTAGTGGTGAATAATTGTACCGTTGTTTCAGGAAGACCCTTTGGTTGCTGTACAACACGCACAGAATCAATAGAATTTCCAGACAGATTTGCTTCTAGTATTCCACTATCAATTTGTTCACCGGTGCTTGAATCCACAATTATTACTGATGGTACATCAGTATATCCTTTTCCACCATCAGTAACCGTAATAGTATTAATTTTATTTGAATTTTTAATTGTGATTAGTGGAGATATAAATGCAGTTGGTTGTAAAGTTTTATCCGAAGAATATTGAAATCCTTCATTAATGATTCTTACTTCTTTTGCATTACCTATGGATGTTGATTTTGGAGTGATATATGCATCTTTTCCATTGATGGAATTAGATCCTACAAATGTGGGAAGTTTTTTATATCCAGAACTACCAGAAATAATATTAATTTTATTAATAGAACCTTTTGCTGATAATGATGTTGTGGTATATTGCAATTTATCACACTCATTTTGAGTATATGATAATTTTTCCGGTTTTTCGGATAAAGAAATGGTAAATGTTGTTGACCCTATACCAGAAATTGTATAATTGGAATTGTATACACTATTCACAAACAATATTTCGGAATAATTGTTGACTTCTTTATCAGAAGTACTAATATATCCGGATTTTTCTAAATTGTAGTATAATTGAGTGGGCAGACTTTCACTATAATTGATAGTTAAAGAAGCATTAGTAGAAACTCCAATAGTTCCTATACCAGATAATGTAAACAAATTGGACGATGGAGTTGAAATAAACTCATTATTATATTGATTATCATAATAAAGTTTAAATTTATACCCCACTAAAGAACTATCGGATAAGTTAAATACTAAATTATTATTTTTAAATGATTTAATTTGCGAATTTATTAATGAAATACTTTGACTCGATCCACCAGTATTGGATATATTTACAGTTGTTGGAGGAACAGTTTTAGAATCTACATATGTTTCAGAAAGTTTTATTGTATTTTCATTAACTCTATAAACATAATAAAATCCAGTAGATAATCCAGATGCAACTACACTGGATGAATATAAGACCTTATCTCCAGTTTTTAAGTTATGTGAATTAATTGAAATAGTATTTGTTGTCGTATTAATTCCGGTTGAATTAAAACCAATTGGATTAATTAAAACAGTACCAGTTATTGTATCTCTCTTAACATAAACTGACGTAGAAGTTCCAATCCCCACAGAAAGATTTGGTTCGATACTTAAACTAATAGCATCTCCACTAGAAAGTTCGTGGGAAGTTGATACTGAAACTGTAGATTTGACTTTTTCAACTTTTCCAACTATTTGAGAATATACACTTTCTAATGAATACTTGTCGTTATCGCTACCATTAGTAGTAAAAAATACCTCAGAAGAATTGAGTGTGGTTTTTATTCCAATAGTATTAATATTCTTATCAGTTACATATACATTTTGAGGTAAATTAAATTGGGTTCCTGTTGGTGAAGTGGAAACTGCAATATTTGAACCATTATTTGTAAATATTACTGGTTGATTATTTGTAAATGGATGACTGTCAATATAAATTCCCTGCGTTGGAACAGTTCTAGTGGTATTAGAATCGCCAAATTCGAATGTTATATTAGTTGTAATTCCTGGTGTAGTGCCAACTCCTACTGATTGGACCGGATTAAAAAATACTTTACTGTTTACATTAGATTCAAAGTAATCTGTTTTTTGTGAGATAGTAAATGAATCGGGAATAAAGTTTATTTGAGTGGTTGCTGTATGAGATACTCCAGTAGATCCTCTTTCTACTTTAATTATGTTAAGATTTTTATATACTTCCAGTACCGATAATATTTCAGTACCTATTTTAATGCTACTTCCTACAGATACTGTCGTTGGAAGTTGTGTGATATAAATTTCAGTTGTGAACCCTGATGTTGATGAGGGAATATTCTTAAGAACATTTGAATAATAGGAAGATACTCCAATCTTATATGAATTATTTAATTTGGATAGATTGGTTGAAAATCCTGAAATTACAACAAAATCATTATTGGAAAAATTGTGATATGGTTTAATGGTAACCTTTACTTCTTCCCCATCATTATATGTAAAAATAGAATTCTCATAAGTTTCTACGGAAGTATCTATTTTTGTAATATCTTTTCCTTCTATTGAAGAAACTCTTGCTACTAATCCACCACCAGAAGTATTGGCATCATCAAAATTTAAAACATCATTAACTTTATAATCAGATCCAGAATTAATAATATTGAATCCATTTACAAATCCTTCGGATACTGATTCAACAATTGACTCTTGGTTCGTAATTTCATTAGTCTCTGTTATAAAATCATTTTTTGCATAATCATCAGACACTTTATATGGTAGAGTATTTCTAAGTAAATTTGAGTTATTAAAATCAAATGTTTGATTTAAAGTAGAGTTTTCGTCTATGGTATTAGACCTATATTTGTTTCCTATAAAATAGGGAAATCTTGGGGTCAAAAAAGTGTCAAGAGTTGCAAAATATGCATATACTCCATTTGGAAATTCTGGCGTTCTTCCAAATCTCCCATTATTTTCATCCAAGTCTCCAGAATTTGTATACTCATAATCTTCAACAAAAAATCCTGATGGAAATGAAGGTCTATCAACAACATTGGAAGGATTTAGTGCATATCCAGATTCTAACAATTTAGGAACAGAGTTTGAATCTTCTGAATCAAAATATCCATATGGTCCATATATTGGATTTCCATCATATGCCCATCCGATTATATTAGATACTTGCAGACCATTATCGCCAAATGAATTTCTTAAATTTTCAAAATATCCACAAACAGAATACTGTAATTCGTTTTCAGATTCTATTAAAATCTCATCACCAAGCTTTAAGTTATTATTGACAGTTAGAGACCTAATATTAGCATTTAAAACTGCACTAGAACCTGCAGATTTTACTTCAATTATTGTAGAATTGGTGGAGTATCCAATTCCTGGATTTATTATCTTAATATCTGTTATTTTTTGGTTAGTAATGACTGGTCTTAAATCTGCTCCGGATCCAACACCAGTTAAATCAGTTACGACTAAATCAGGAATTGAATAATAATCAACACCACCATATTGAATATTTACAGAATTAATTTGACCATTGGTGATAATTGGTTTTAATTTTGCCTCACTTCCGGTTTTTATTGTTATTAATGGTCTTCTTTCAAGATTTACAATTGTGGATCCATATCCAGCTCCACTTTCATATAGATAAGCATCTATAATACTACCTTTAACAATTGGAGATGCTACAAGAGATTGAATCTGTTGAGTTGTAGTACCAAATCCAACAGGGGTATATTGTATAGAAACGGAAATATCAGGATAACTAAAATATTGATATCCAGACCCAATAGAAGAAAATTTAATATAATTTTTTCTAGTGTAGTTTGATATGTCAGTTCCCCCAATTCCAGCATCACAAAGTCTGAAAGAATCATCATTATTTTTCAATACATAATATTGAGATAATGTTGAAATTCCAATTGTAGATGTTTCATATTGATAAGTTACAAGTTCTCCGTCATTAAATCCGTGGTTTTTAAAATTAATTGTGTTGTTGAATGTAGATATTCCTGCTGAAGAGACAATTAATTCTCTATTTGTGTATCCACTACCACCATTTAATATTTTAATCTCTGATATGGTATTTTTAAATGATGCGGTAGAAAACTTATGAATTCCTGCAGTATTAGTTCCACTAAAAGATACTGTATTGATTCCGGATAAGTAATCTGAATTAGTTTGATAGAGTCTGATAGTTCTATTATTATCAATTTTGGAATAATATGTTGCATTATTTACTAAAGTTAAATTTGTAGACCCAATACCAATTGGAGAATTTCCATTAGAATTGTAAACTATTAATTCTCCATTACTTAAATTGTGATCCGTTAAAAACGACAATTGATTTGTGGTTGAACTAATTCCTCCGGAATTTGTTGACAATCTCGCATCGAACAAAATATCTCTCTTTCTCTTTGTAATAATAGGTTCTAATACACAACCAGACCCATTACCGCCAGTTACGCCAATAGATACAATTGTATTGATATCATAGTCTTGAGAATCAATATAAACTTTTTTAATTGACCCACTAACAACTGGACGAACTAATGCTGTAGATCCAGTTCCGGGAGAAACCGATATTAGCGGAGGATTAATAACGTCATATCCAATTCCACCATTTAATACACTAATAGATTTTAAAGGACCATAATATACTTTATCATTAGATTTGTAATTATTAATTTCTACACCATTAATTAACATTCCAACTGAACCGGGAAGTGTTAATTCTCCAGTTCCAGTATCGATACTTTCAGATAATGGAAATTTTTTAAGTAATTTTTGAGCACCGATTATACCAGATTTTTGAGAGTATAATGTAAATCTATGAGTTTGATTATCAAAAATTGAATCTGAAAATGTTAAGAAATTATTGGTCCCAACAAATGTTAATGATGAATATAGTCTTATTTTATTGGAAGGATCTAGAACTTGTACATAATAATCTCCAGTAGATAGACCAACAATCGGAGCTCCTGATGGCTGGTAGTAAATTCTATCACCAGTAATAAATGGAACAGGATTTTGGAATACTATGCTTGTATAGTTATCATCTATTTCATCAGTAATTCCTAATCCAACAGATGTTTTAATATCTTTTGTTATTTCGTATATAAAATTTCCGTTATATCCATCTCTACCAGATGGCAATGAGTTAGAAGCTACATATGCATACTCATTATCAGTATATAAATTTTGAACATCCGATAAGATAACATTATTTCCAAACTCTATCGGAACAATTGTACTATTTGCTGTATTAATTTTTCTTCTTAAATCATACTGCACTCCATTTTCTGCAGTAAAAGTTAAATTGCCTAGAGTAACTCTATTTTCTGCAACTACAATACCAGAAATAGTTGTAATCCCAGAGGATGAAACTACCGTATTACTATCTCTTTCTAAAATTTCAACTCCATCCCCAATTTTTAAACTAGACCTATCAATTGGACTTGTAAGAGTAAAGTTGCTGATATTTGCTATTTCATATCTAGATCCGGTATTGTATATCCAAGAATTTGCAAAAATTTCTTTATATGTTTTATTCTGCTGTGGATTTTTAATCAAATCTCCAATATTTTTAACTGAGATTATTTGCCCTTCATCCAAATTCAAAGTATCCGATATTTGAATAAATTTGGATAATACTCCAGTAAGTCTCAACTCAACTTTTTTGTTTAGATCTCCATCTTCATAACCATAATAAATTTCATCAGATCTTATATCATCTGTTGAAAAAATTTCCGATATAATTCCTGCACATCCAAAAAACTGATTAATACTTTTGCTAGTATAAGTAATTGTATTGTTTCCAGATATGATTGTTCCTTGTTCTGGGAATCCTATCGTAGAATCTACTGATATTACTGATGACCCAATAGTGACATTTTTTAGACTTTTTGTATTTGGGGTAATTGTAAAATTTCCAAGAATAGCGGAAGTATCATTATATCCAACAAAAAGTGAAATTTTAAAATATTGTGTACCATTTCTGGTAAATGGTTCTATTTCAGAAATTGAGGCACTAGTACCATCATCATTAAATTTTTTAATTGTTTGGCCTAATAGTTTAGAAGGATCTCCAGAAATTCTTTCTGCAATTACAATTTCTCTTCTTATAAATTCTGCGGAAGATGGTTTAATTAAAAACTCCTCTAAATTTACTACCTGAGGAGTTACTCCATATAAAACATTAAATAAAATTCTAAATGATTCATCAGTTCCTTTTGCCTGGTAAAAAGATCTTGCTTCTTTTATAAAGTTACCGACATTTAAATTTGATACAAAATCAACGTCTTCTAGACCGGGAGTAAAGGTATACTTTATTTTTCTATAAAATTCTTTTAGGAATAAAGAACTTAAATTTTGTACAGAAGAACCTTCATTATGGGATGCGGATACCGATTCCGAAAATACTAACTCCTCTTGATTCGAATCTGAATGATAATTAGTAACACCACTAAATCCACGAACACATCCAGTAAATGTATTTGTGGTTATTCCAGTATATGTAATAATTTCATCATCAATTTTTAATAATCCATAAGTTTGAGGAAATCCTTTAGTGGAAGTAACCGTAACAATTCCCGAAGAAGATGAAATATTGGTAGATAGTTCGGTAGATCCTACAATAACTTCTGGAGTTAAATTATCTAACTTCAGATATTGGTCTAAATTTTCTGCAATATCAACTACGCCACTTTGATATTCTTGAGAAATATAATATTGCTTTAAAAATTCTGCCGTATTTGGACTCTCATCCAAAATAAAATTTGGAAGCTGATTTTCAATAACTTGCTGAACCTTAACTCTAGATTCGAACCCAGTCTGTATCATATTACGCTCTTATTAAATTCCCGTTTGAATAACTTGATGTGTAATAGTCTCTGGTAAATAATGTACCGGATATTTCATCACCAGAGGCAATTACATCTCTTACCATATTTATTGTGCTTTCTGAAATACTAAAATTTAAATATAAATCTTTTAGTCCTATAACATCATTTGATTCAGGAAATGCTTGTATTTCAATAATATTGTTTTCCTTAGATGTTGATATAATATTTACGGTTCCTAATTTAATTTCACCCTTTTCATAATCAACTGTTCCGGCAGATTTTATAACAACTCTTATAGTTCCATCACTTAAAGGTTTTACTATTGACAATATTCCGGTTTTTCCGTCAGTATTAGGAACATCTGTTAGGTATACTGTATCCGAATCTATTGAAATTTTAAATCCAGTACTTTTAATATTAAAACCATCAGAATTAATATGAAACTTATTTCCAAAGCATAATTCATATTGAGCAAACTGGTTTATCATTGCCATCAAATCTCTTCTAATTCTAACCTTAGTAATATTAGAAGTTATAGAAGTATCACTATTGTCAATTATTTGAAGAACCTTACTATACTTAAATCTTCCACCAAATGAATTAAGATCTATAGAATTTGAGTACTCTGTTAGTGAATTTACTACTTTTGTTTTTAGTGATTCTACTGTAGATACCTGAGCATAGTTATAATAAATTGATGAATCAATCTCCACATATAATATTTTAAGATCAATTATTTTTTGATTGATTCCGGAAATACTATATTGCTTTAATTTATTAATAATTTGTTGTTTGTTAAAATCAGAAACAAAAGTTCCATTTTTTGGTTTAATAATTATCGATACCGTACCAAATTCCGGAGGATCTAATTCTTCACCACCAACAACAGCAACCGATTCCGTATCCGGATATATTTTTTTTATGATTGCCTCATAATCACGCGATGTCACTGCTCTATACTGAGATGAATATATTCTTGGTGCAAAATATTTAACGGAATCTATAGATTCTATCTCAGAACCATTTTGAGATGGTTGATTTGTTACGACAGAGACTGAACCTATGTCAATTGTCGCGTTACTTGCATTTCTAACACTTCCAGAAAAAGAAAATGAAGAAGCTCCATTACCCTCTTCACCATCAGTAACAATATAATTTACCGTAATTACTGCATTATTTTCTAATTTTTTTCCAATAATACCGTCACCAAAAAGTAATTCATATTTTTCATCTTGAACTTCTTGTAAGAGGTAGATTGTTGATGAAGAATTTACTTCAAGAATATTATCAACAGAAGAATATTCCGTTCCAAGATCACTATCATTAATTCCTTTCACATAAACCGAAATAGTTGAGGTGTCTATGAATGAATTGTTTAATATAAATCTTTGGTCCAGAGATCCATCCACCACAAATTGTTTCGTTAAGAAGGTTCCTTGATAAATGTCAATATTATTAAAGGATGCTGTTCCTCCCACAACATTTGATGATATACTTTCTGGAATTGAAAATGTATATGATGTATTATCTACAGAACCAACACACACTAGACCTGCCTGTAAGGTGAGTGTGGGAGTATTTGCGGCAGTAGATATATTAAATGATACCTGCGCCTTTGCTGCTGTCCTGGAACGAGGTACATATCCAATATTTCTTGCCAGTGAAACGACATTTTCACGAAGAGTTGCAGAATCCAAAAAGGATTCATTCACAATCATATTTGAGTTGAATGCCGTAATATAGGTATTATACGCCAGAGTATCTATTAATACCGAAAAATTAGACCCTTCAAAGTCAAAATCCGTGAATGTGGAGTTGGCACGGAGATAATCCTTGATAGAGGTCTTTATCTGGTCAAAATCTAGATTTGTAAACTTAGTAAAAGGCATTTTATCTCGTTGCCTCTAGTATGAATGAATATTCTTGAGTTGGAAATTCTTGTCCTATAATATCAAAAATAATTGTTACATTAAATGTATTGTCATCCGGAATAGGATCTACTTGAACTATTACATTATTAACTCTTGGTTCAAAGTTATTAATGGATATTTCAATTTGACTTTGTATTACTGATGCAGTACCAAAATCAACAAATTCAAATAAACTTTTTGTAATATCAGACCCTAATAGAGAATTGAAGAATCTTTCTGTCGGAATAGTTTCTACAATATTTCTTACAGATCTTCGAATTGCGTTTTCATTTTTTAATATAGGCAGATCCTTTGTCACGGGATGTGGTTCAAAGGATAAACTGATATCTTTAAATGATCTGGATATCCTTTGAATTGCCATCGAACAAAAGTTTTTTATTTATTTATATCTACTTCCAAGAAGAACCATAGTTTGGTTCGGTTCCATATGTCCAGTCATCATAGTCTTCATCATTACGAATTTTTTCGTGCAGTTCAACCTGTTTTTTTAGATTGTGTTTTGGTGCAATGTCATAAACAACTTCTTGAATGACTCTTTTTTGATTGTCGTCCGATTCGAATAGCATTTGAAACTCCTGTTTTAATGAATAAAACAGAACTTTTATGAAGGAGGTTTCTATCTCCTATTACTATTTAACGATCTACTTCACGAAGTTTAAAATTATTTGAATCTAGGTACTTTAACAATTCAATGGCAATTAATTTAGGATTTCCTTCACCGCAAGTATAAACATCAATTGCGACACAACCATTTTCTGGCCAAGTATGGCAAGAAACGTGACTTTCTGCGAGTGCAATAACAATAGTGCAACCCTGAGGATAAAAGCAGTGTTGAAAAATATTAAGTATTGTCATTTTGGCGCGTTCAATTCCACGCTCCATTGTTTCCTGAATGGCAATACTATTATTTAAGAGGTCAAATTTAACATCATACACCTCTAGGAGTAGGTGTTTACCCATTGAATATTGGTTCAATTATTATTTTATTAAAAATTTATTTATTTCATTAAAAAAGTGGGTTGTACCCACTTAAATTAGGTTTTCTTTCTAGTATTAGATTACATTTATTTTCCTTGACCTCTATATCTTTTACGAGCTTTATTACGAGACGTAGCAGAATACTTGGTATGAGCACCACAACCTTGCTTGGTCTTCTTGGGAAGAGATTCGATTACCTGCTTTCCACCACCCGATGATTTTTTAATTGCCATTAATTTTCTCCTATAATTTCAGTTTCAATTTCATTTGGATTTGGAGAACCTGTCTGATAAAATTGTTCCGACAGATCCTCCATAGTATTAAAGTATTCTTCTTCTGTAAGATTGGAATAAATTTTACGACCCTTACAGATTATATTGTAAGATTCGTTAGACATCAAATCACTCTTGTCTTTTCGTGACCGACTCTAATGCGAGGATCGCACCAAATTTCAAATCCTGCTTCCTTTGCATCCAAACAGAATGATACATCTTCTCCGCACATATCCTGAACTTCTCCAGATTCAAAGACTTGCATCTTGGGGGCAAACCAGGGATACTTCATTTCGGAGTGTTCAAATACTCCGTGCTTAATCAGTAACCAACCAAATCCTGCATAATCAACGGTGAATGGTTTACGACGCTTTGAGATACTCTCAACAGTTTCGTGATTCATAAC